GTTCTGATGGTATAGGTGAAGGTGGTGTAGTACCAGGAGGAGGTGCTGTAAGACAAAGATCGGCTAGAGCAGAACCGATTTCCGCTCAAGAAGCAGACGAAGCTGGCCAATATATGACTTATGAAGCTGTCTATTTGAATGCAAACTCACCTTATGTGCTTTATCAACCTGGGCCAGATTCATCAAGAGAAGGTCGTTTAGGTTGGGATAATGTACAACCCCTAGAAAAAGTAATGCTCATGAGACTTGCCAAAGCACTTGGGACTAGATTGAGAATTAACAGTGCTTGGCGTTCACTTGAAACTCAAGCAAAAATCAGATCACAAAGTTCAAACCCTAGTTCAATACCCAAAAGTGGTTATCACCAAGCAGGTCAAGCATTTGACGTTTCAAGACAATCGTTCGGAAATGAAAATACCTTTATAAATACAGCAAGATCATTGGGATTTGGTGGTATTGGGAGATATGATACTTTCATTCATATAGACTCTCGCTTTGGCGATCTTACTTTTAGATAAGAGGAAAAGATGGCTATTAATCTATTAACACCACTCAAGAAAAAACTTTCAATATATTCTGATCTTAGAAAAGATATGGAAGTAAACCCAATCACAAATGACTTGGCTCTTAAAACAGATGAAGAATCAGTTAAAGAATCTTTAAAGAACTTAATTCTCACTAATAAAGGTGAGAGATTGTTTCAGCCAAATCTTGGAAGTGATGTTGTAAAATCACTCTTTGATAATATGACACCAGCCTCAATAAAAGTTCTTGAGACAAGTATCAAAAATACCATAAATAATTACGAACCACGAGCTAGTGTGCTCAATGTTGAAGTATTACCATACTATGATGAGAATATGGTGAAGATCAATATTACATTTTACGTACGAAATGCTGAAGTACCTATCACTGTGGCAGTATTTTTAGAAAGAACGAGATAAAATGACACAAACACCTATCACTGAACTTGATTTCTTTCAAATCAAGGAACAACTTAAAGCATATTTAAGAGGTCAGTCTAGATACAAAGATTATGACTTTGAAGGGTCTAACATGTCCGTTCTTCTGGACATATTAGCTTACAATACATATCAGAATAACTTCTACACGAATATGGCAGTTTCTGAAATGTTCTTGGATTCGGCACTTCAAGAAAGTTCAGTATTATCTCATGCCAAGGAATTGAATTATCTTCCACGTTCTACAATTTCAGCCCGTGCAGAAATAAATGTTGTAATAACAAGTTCGACGACTGTTGGTTCCACATTTAGTATTCCAGCAAATACAAAGTTCTCAACTAGCTATAACGGTAAGGTGTATAACTTCTTTACCGATCAAAATTATATAGCTACTCGCCAAGGACAGACAAACAATTTTTCCATAGCATGTATGCCTATCTATGAAGGTGAGATTGTTACTGAAAAATTCTATCTCACAAGTGGTAAAACAGTATTGCCACTGTCAAACCCTAATATAGATATTAGCAGCATTAAAGTAAAAGTCAATAATGGTACTCAAGAATATCTATTTAGATCAAATATCTTTGGTGTAGAAGCAACGGACAAGGTTTTCTATATCGAACCTACCACAAACGGTTATTATGGAATATCGTTCGGTAAGAATATATTTGGCACCGAACCTGCTTTTAATGAAGATATTAGTGTTACGTATCGAGTAGCTTCTGGGGCTGCGGCAAACGGATCTAATAAATTTTCAACAAGCTTTGCCCAATCGGTAGTAGTCACAACATTTAGCCCAGCGACAGGTGGTAGCGATAAGGAAAGTATTGAAAGTATCAAATACTTTGCACCTAAATCCATACAGAACCAAGAACGTGCTGTCACAGCAAAAGATTATGAAACATTGCTGCGCCAACAATTTGGTAGCAGCATAATTAAATCTGTGAGTGTTTATGGTGGCGATGAAATGGAACCACCAAGATATGGTAAGGTTGCAATCTCTATTAACCCATATGAAGGTACTACAATATCAGATGGCTTTAAAACATCTGTTATCTCGTATCTATCAGATAAAACACCTCTACCTATTAAACCTATTTTTGTAGACCCTGATTTCCTCTATGCTAAATTGGATCTTATAGTTTATTATTCGAGACAACTGACTTCAAAGACAACTGGTGAACTAGAAACATTAATTCGAGCAACAATTCAGAACTATAGCAAAACATATCTGAGCGACTTTGGTACTACTCTCCAGTTATCCAGACTTTCAAAGATGATTGACGATTCGGATATTGGTATTTTAAGTAATACCATGGAAGCAAATCCTATCATAGATTATTCACCACCTGCTAATTACTTTCAAAATCCACAATTTAAATTTGAAACTTCACTGATAGCACCATACGCCTTTAACGAGAATGAAAGCATAGATAAGTATATACCTGCTATAAAAAGTTCAAGTTACCTCTATAATGGTTCGAGTGTATTTTTCCAAGACGATGGTAAAGGGAACATCATTACACTCAGTAGTAACGTTCAGAAAATACAAGTTCTGAACCCCGTTGTCGGTACCGTAGATTATACATCTGGGATTTTAAAACTAGTCAATTTTAAAACAGATGGTTATGATGGTAACTCAATTAAAATTTATGCGAATACTACTGATAAAAATATTACAGCTCCAAAAGCTAGAGTATTCTCTATCAGAGATATTGATGTCACTGTAAACTTCATAGAGTCCAAGTAATGAATATAGAAAAATTCATATCATATCAGATAGAAAGTCAGTTCCCTGATCTATATAAAGAACAGGGAACTGAATTAGTGGGCTTTGTCAAAGCATATTATGAATTTTTAGAAAGTGATATTAATGGCTATTATATCACAGGCTATAGAATAACTGGCGATACTGAATCTAATCTAGCATATTTTTGCGAGAAATATACCACTTATACTGAAGGTTATGCAAGACTATTGGCTCTGCAAAGCGATACTTCATATGGTGATTTAAGACTTACTCAAACTAAAAATCAAAGCATATTTCACAATAGACGACTTTTTGACTATAACGATATAGACAATACACTCAGTGAAATGCTTCTTTTCTATAAGAATAAATTTTTAAGCGGCTTGCCTTTTAAAGGTGAGACTGTTAGATTTATAGTAAAGCACATCTTAGATCTATATAGAAGAAAAGGTTCTGTAGAAGGTCTAGAACTTTTCTTCAGATTGTTTTATAGTGAGCATGTACACATACACTATCCATCCGTTGACATTTTAAAGCCTTCAACTTCGAAATGGAAGGTTGGTCAATACCTAGAATTATTCCCAACAGATCCAAGTAAATTAGCATTACTGAAAAGATTGCCAATTTATGGATCAATATCAGGTGCTACTGCTATAGTTGACAGAGTTAATTTTGTCATGATAAGCAACACTTTAATACCTATCATACACCTTTCAAATTTGAAAGGTCAGTTTGTCAGATTCGATGATATTATCTATAACAATACTACATACGGTGTTGTTCGTGGATCTCTGGACTCTGCAGTAATATCTGAAAATGATATAAATGAAGGAACTTCCGGAAACGAAATAGGGGATATAGTCGAGATTTATGGAGATGGTGGCATTGGTGGTCGTGGACGAGTGACAAATGTCACACAGGAAATTTCCGGCGAGATTGATTATGTTATTACTGACGGTGGTTTTGGTTACACGACAACAAATACTGATATTATAGTTTCAAATCAATCATTATTCTTTGATAGTGCTGAACTCCCTTTGAAACCATTCGAAAAGGTAAAACAAAATTCGACAGGTGCTTTGGGGTATGTTGTAGGACAAGATAATATATCGGTTGGTCTTTATCTTTTAAGTTCAAATAGTTTCATTGTTTCTTCAAATAGTATAAACACATTCCTCAGAACAGTAGATAGAGATGAAAATCAAACTATTAAGATTATGTTTGCATCAGAATTTAATAATAGTTCTAGTGCGGAAATTGGTGATTTAGAAAATATACAAGAAATAAGTATCATACCAGATCTTATTGAAGATTTTCTTGATGTACATTTAAACTCTTCTAATTTTTCAAGCGCACCAGCAGTCAGACCTATGTCCGGCAATGCACCGTTTGGTACACCACCTATCACAATAAACACTTCGCTGGCTGATGCTTTTGAATACATAAATCTTGATATTGGCAGCATAATATCACTTAAGAATATTGACCCTGGCTTCAATTATGTAAATAACATATTTGTACTTGCTAGAGAAAATATGATTTCCAGATTTAAACTGTCAAATCAACTCATTAGTTATGATCCACTATCAGGGGTCAACTTTGGTGTTGGTGATATAATAGTTCAGAATGACCCTGCTGGTCCTAGTGGAAATAAAGATATTAGAGGTCTAATAAAAGCCAAAACAGGTACTGTTTTGGATGTTGCTCAACTTACATTCAAATCATTCTCCAGTGCTAACACATTCTATCTTGAAAACTCATCCACTCCGGTAAGTATCACATCACTTGGAAGAAATTATGATGCACTCCCAATTGGCTTAAATGCTGATATTTACGGTCGTACAATTGCTGCAATTGGTAAGATTACAGAAGTGGAAGTTTTTGATAGTGGTATAGGCTTCCTTGAGGGATCAAAAGTTTATATGAAGAACTTAACCCGTAACATTGGAGTTGTTTCAGCAACGGGTATTGCTAGTGCAAAAAGTCAAGGTAAAACAGAAGGCGTTTGGGAAAGTAAAACGTCACACCTTAATTCTAAAAAGGTAATACAGGATAGCAACTTCTATCAAGATTTTTCATACCAAATTGCTTCTAAGTTAAATCCAGATCTTTATATCTCAGCACTGAAAGAAATTGCACACGTTGCTGGTACTAAGGTCTTTCATAAGATAGATATAGAAGAGGATATAAATATCGGTATTACTTCTTCTTCAGAATTTATTCGCAACTCCGTAACAGTATTTGAACTTATGTCAAATGATAATCAAGGGTTGCAAACACAAGACGGAATGCAGTTGACAGGCATACAATATAAAACCATAGAGGAATGAGATGGGAATCAAAACAAGTGTACTCCCTTATCAGATAATGAGCGATTTTATCGCTGATATATCTAACAATAATTATTTCGTTTTTGCCTCTTCGGTGAATAACGTTTCAGCATCCAGCAATTCACTAGCATCAGCAAAGATGTTTTTGGAAAAAACTATCTTTGGTAAGAAAATTATTAATACTGATGTGAAGTATATGATACCAAAACGTGTTTGGATGCCAGGAATTATATATGATCAATATGATGATACAAAAGACTTAACAACCTTGGATTTCTATGTAATTTCTGAACCTGATTCTGAATCGGGTGATTATAATGTATTTAAATGCCTTGATAATAATTCAGGTGGTTTGTCTGTTGAAAAACCCACATATAACTCTGATTTATCTTTAAGCAATTATATTCTCAGAACTTCGGATAATTACATATGGAAGTTCTTGTACTCTGTTAAAAGTTCCGAATACAGTTTCTATAGAACAAGAAGTTTATTCCCAGTCATAGATAATGCTGATGTTCAGTCACAATCAAAGAGTGGTATTGATCTCGTTATAGTAGAAAATCCAGATAGTAACTATGGCTATGAAAGTTTAGCATCAACCGTTAATACAATCGGTAGCGATATTTCTGGTAGTCGTCGTATTTTTATCAATATTGCATCTAACCAAACTTTTAATCCAACTACGGGTTATTATAAGAACTATTCATTTTACGTTTCATCTTCAAATGGTGTAACTTCAAAATTATACATAATTACTAACTCTGGTATCAGATCAAGTGATCAAAGACCTTATGTAGAAATTGCAAACTATAATGGTGAAATAACAAATATAGGTTCTGTTGTTTGGAATTATTCTATATTGCCTAGGGTAGAAATAATAGGTGATGGTTCTGGTGCCACTGCAATACCAGTTATGAATGGTTCTAGAATACAGAGCATAAAAATTCTCACAAATGGCATTAATTATACAAGAGCTACAGCTAGGGTTGTTAAACCAAATCTTGGTTTTGATCCTGCGACAAATTCTTCTGGGGATGTAACATGTAAATTGAGAGTCGTAAAAGCACCTGGTTCTTGCTTTGCAGCGTCGACTGGACACGGCAGCAACCCAGCCATTGAATTAAATTCAAGACATGTTCTCCTTACAACTGAACTCACTGGTGTAGATGATCTCGTAATACCTACATCGAATACATATTCAAAAATAGGACTTGTTAGAAATCCAGAATTTACTTCTGTAACTTCTATCTTTGATAATCGTATCAAGGTACGTGTATCGTCAGTTAATCAACTTTCCGTTGGTGGGGTGATCACACAGACAAATTCATCTGGTTCGCTTATATTCCGTGGTATTATCCATGCTATAGATGATATAAATAACTTCATATATCTTACAGAATTCTTTGGTCCATATTATGATCAATCCGAAACCACTAATTTCTATCTAAGTAGTTATTATATCAACCCGTCAAGACCTCTGGTATCCACTGCAGGAAATGTTGATATAGTGGCTAATAACATAGAACCAATTGATACTGGTATTTTTTATCCTAAATATGTCCAAAATACAGGACGTGTTATGTACATCACAGATTTCGAACCAGTTGAAAGATCAAATAATCTTACTGAACAATACAAATTCATTATAGAGTTTTAAGCAAGCCAAATGCCTATTAATAGACACCTTAATGTAGCACCATATTATGGTGATTTCGACCTCTCG